TGTTTTCTGATGAGTACCCAAAGCCTCTCATCGCTAACATTATTGACGTTGCCGCACGCGATCTTGCTGAGTCAATGGCTCCGCTACCTTCATTTAACTGTTCAGCATCTAATACAGTCTCTGATACAGCCCGTAAAGCAGCAGACCTACGTGCTCGTATTGCAAACTTCTATGTAGACCGTTCAGAACTAGGCGTACAGATGTATACCGGTGCTGATTGGTATAACACCTACGGAATGCTTATTGGTCGCGTTGAACTCGATTACGAGAACGACAACCCTATTATGAAGTTGATTAACCCTTTTGGTGCATACCCAGAGATTGACCGCTTTGGTCGCTGTCTATCCCTTACCCAGATTGTGGGTATGGATGCACAGACTTTGGCATCTATGTATCCAGAGTTCTACGACCAGATTATTAGCAAGAACTCGTATACACCAGGCTCACCGTACCTTTCAATGGTACGTTACCACGATGCAGACCAAGATCTTATTTATTTACCAGAACGTAAGGATTTAGTTCTATCTAATATCCCTAACCCAATCGGTGAATGTATGGTCCGTGTGGCTATGCGCCCATCTATTGATGGTGAAGCACGCGGTCAGTATGATGATGTACTAGGCGTACAGCTTGCTCGTGCTCGCTTTGCAGTCCTACAGATCCAAGCAGCAGAGAAATCTATCCAAGCACCTATTGCTATCCCACAGGATGTGCAAGAACTTGCTCTTGGACCAGATTCTATTATGCGTTCTGCTAACCCACAGGGTATTCGTCGTGTTCCACTAGAACTACCAGCCGGTGTATTTGGTGAATCTGGGGTCCTTGAGCGTGAACTACGTACAGGTGCTCGCTACCCAGAGACTCGTGGCGGTAACTCAGACGCTTCTATCGTTACAGGTCGCGGTGTTCAAGCCCTACAAGCTGGCTTTGATACACAAATCAAGGCAGCGCAGTCACACTTTGCTCGTATGTTTGTTGAACTTGTTGGTCTTTGCTTTAAGACTGATGAGAAACTCTTTGGTAATAAGATTAAAGAGATTCGTGGCGTTGATGACGGCACACCTTATACACTTAAGTACAGCCCTTCTAAGGCAATCAATGGTGATTACACAGTAGATGTCCGTTACGGCATTATGTCTGGTATGAATCCAAACAATGCAACAGTAGCCTTGCTACAGATGCGTTCAGATAAACTTGTTTCACGCGACTACGTACGTCGTGAACTACCTATTGAGATTAACGTCGGCCAAGAAGAACAAAAGGTTGACGTTGAAGAAATGCGCGATGCGCTTCGTGCAGCTATTGGGCAGACCGCCCTTGCAATCCCACAGATGGTTGCACAAGGTCAAGACCCATCTAAGATTCTCGGTTCCTTTGCGGAAATGATTAAAGGCCGTCAAAAGGGTATGAGTATTGAAAGTGTTGTGGAAAAGGCGTTTACGCCAGAAGCACAGCCTGAGACAGCAGCGATGCAGCCTCAGCCTCCAGTAGCAGGTATGGCTCCCGCCTCTGCCTCGCAGCCAAGTATGGAACAACCTGGCGGTGCAGCCCCTGCTGCTGGCGGTCCACAAGGCAAACCAGATATCGCATCATTGCTCGCATCAATCGGCGGCGCAGCATAACTTCTAAGGGGGTGAAATATGAACAAAGGATCACAAGCACCAGCACCAATGGCTAAGCCAATTCACGGCGCAGCAGGAGCAGGAGCAAAGGTAACAGGCGGCGACGTCAAGATGCCTTTCGCTGGAGCACCAAAGCCAGGTAAAGCAGTAAAGAAGTAAATAACTTTAGATAGCGAGGTGTACTGGATGGATAACAAAGTTCGTCGTCCAGTACGCTTCGCTGACTTCTTAGTTGTAGGTGCAGAACTTACATATAACATAATGCAGGTATTTACGGCAGCGACAGAAGACTTATTAGAACTGTCTATCTATAACGCTAACCGAACCACAGAATTAAACAAGGTCTGGGAAGACTTTGCTACAGATTTAGAAACTATTCAGGAGGATACAGATGGCGCTTGAAGACGCTAGAAACCCTATGCAGGGTGTATCAGGTCCTGGCAAGTACGCAAAGCGTACAGATCTTTCATACCAGTCACAATCTTACGGTGATGGAGTTGCATACGATGCAGCCAAATCAGGTGCGCCACTAGCGACTGCACCAAAGTCACCAATGCTTTCAACAGCACCACAGATTGCAGCACCACAGACCCCAGTAACAGGAATGTTTGAGCCAACAGCTCGTCCTAATGAGCCAGTAACACACGGCGTAGATGTAGGAGCAGGTGCAGGTTCTGATGCACTTATGATGCGTAAGCCAGATGATAGCAACTTTCGTGCTGCTTTAACATCATACAAGCCAGTATTAAATTTTATTGCTGATAATCCAAATACATCCCCTGAAACTCGTCAGGCAATAGCAGACTTGTGGGATAATTTGTGAGTAGCATTTGGAACAGAATCGGTGATGTAGCCTCAACTGTTGCAAAAGATGCTACCAAGTTTGGTGGACAAGTTCTTGGGTCTGCTAAAGGTGTAGCACAATTTGCTTGGGATGTAGGAACAGCTCCTTGGAATGATGCTGAAGCATATAATGGATTTTCTAATACAATCAAAAGCGCTGTCTCAAAGAACGAAGCAAACATAGTCGCTCCATACGCATCAGCTGGTGGCGCTATTATGAAAGTCCCAGGACTTCAGCCAACACTTGAACGTATTAATAATATTAACCAGCAATACATCCGCGAACCCTTAACTACATTTTCACTTGTAGAAGGCGACGTTGATCACGGACGAGCATCTTTCTTTGACCCTAATGAGTGGAAGAAAGCCTACGAAGGCGCTCAGACAATTTCTTTTGGACAATCAGTTGCTGGTTATATACGCAACTCATATGACCCAAAGTTTAATATTTATGACCCACGTGAGCGTGAAGCAGCATTTAAGAAAAGTGCTTGGGGAAAAGTTGCTTCAGGTGGATTAGATCTTGGCCTTCAATTCTTTGGAGATGTAACTCTTGCCGGAGGTAAGGTTGCAAAAGGACTTAAAGCAACTGAATATGTTACAGGTGCTCTTAAGAATGCTGACGCTGTTGCTAAAGCAGCTGAAGATATTACTAGAGCGCAGTATGGTGTAAAGAATCGTTTTACTAAAGTAATTGATGACTTTACTAAAAATGATTCAGTATATGCACTTAACCACCCAATGGTAAAGTCATCTACACAACCTGGACTTCTTGCTCACCTACTAGGTCAGTCAGCAGATAATACTGAGACAGCACAGATTCTTCGTTCAGCACTAGGTGATCCTGCTGCTATGGATGAACTTCGCTTAAAGCGTATAGATATTACAGATGCTCTTGAAGCAGCACGTGGTGATCTATCTACAGTTGATGAATACAAGTTATTCTCAGCACCAGATGGAACAGGAATGATTCCATTCCTTAATGACACACCTGCTGTTATAGAATCTGCTAAAGCAAACTATGCAGCCCTTGCTCAGCAAGACCAGTACTTTGCAAAGTTAATGCAAATTGGTGAAGGTGGCGGAACGCTTACACGCACTACTGGAAAACTTGCTCAAAAGGCAGAAGATTTTGTAGCGCAGTCACGTGCTATTAAGTTCTACGATAAAGCAGTTGGAACTCCATCAGTTGAAGTATTTCAGCCAACACCTTTTCATCGCCTTTATCAAAAGATTTCTTGGGCTGCGGGAGAGCGTCCAGCTGGCCTTGTAGATTTTAATGATCCAGATTCTTACAAAGAAGTTGTTGCAACAATTAATCAGCTTGAGAAGTTAGTCAATCTTACTCCAGAGCAAAGCCGTTCTATGCTTGATAGTTATATCAAGGCAGCAACGCCAGAAGAACGATATACAGCAACTATGATTATGGAGGGCGCTGCTCTTCGTACAATTATGGCTAAGCACGGAATTACTGATGAAAAACTTGCTGAAAATCTTTATAATAATTATGTAGGTGCTCGAACATCTGCACTTCGTTCAGTTAAAGATAAAGGCTTTATGGTTGACTACGATGGGTCAATCTTAAAGGTGCCACAACTGGAATCACAGTCTGCTGATTATCTTCCTATTATGGATTTCCCATTAATAAATAAGTTGCTTAAGCAAAACAAAAGTGCTCTTAATGCACTTGGTGGAAGAGCAGTTGATACAACTTTACATTATGTAGATATCCTTCAAGATGCTTTCAAGGCAGGAGCACTGCTTCGCCTTGGATACACACAGCGTAACGCTATTGATTCACAGCTTCGTATTGCAGCATCTGTTGGCGCTATGACAACTCTTCGCCATCTTGGTCCTGGTCTTAAGAATATTCTTAATAACTCTATTGCAGTTCCTGCTCGCCTTATTGACAGGTATTTGCCAGTAGATTCTAATATGACAATTAGAGAAGTTCAACAATCACATACTTCCGTAATTCGTGAACTTACAGATTTGAAATCACAAATTGCTGAAACAGAAGCAAAGTTATCTTTGAATCCAGATGATGTTGACTTAGCTGGTAAACTTAATACCGAAAAACTTCTTCAAGAAGAAAAGCAAGCAGTCTATAAGCATTACTCGGATGTGCTTAATCGCCATAAGGGAAAGACCGAAAAGCAGCGTATCGGTACTGGGTCATTTGAAGTAACAACTTCTGATGGCAAAAAGTATGTTTTGCACGATGCCTTTGGTGGGCCACTTAGTGATATGTTCCGCAAGATTGCCTCATCTGGTAATTCATTTGAGCGTATGGTTGATAGTAATACTGATATGTATTCACGTATGCTTACATCTAAGGGAATTCAGCAGATTCGCCCTACAGATCCTGCATACTTTGACCAGTGGGCGCAAACACTTCGTCAACAATTTGGCAACTCAAGAGTTGTAAATAAAATTATTAGCGGTGAGCCTATTGAAGATACTATTAAGTGGCTTCGTAATTCACCGGAAGGTCGTGACCTTCGCCGTCGTTTGAGCATTCCATCTTCTGAAGCAGATGAGTATGTTACAAAGATTAATGGATTCCTAGACCAGTATCTACCGGAAACTTCTGGGCTACGCAGTAAAATTAAA